AGTGTCAGCATCGAAGTACACGGTCGAGGCAAGAAGCACTTCGCTATAAGCGCAGCGTAGCGCAGCGTAGCTGCGTGGCGTAGCGCAGCGTAGCTGCGTGGCGTAGCGCAGCGTAGCTGCGTGGCGTAGCGCAGCGTAGCTGCGCAGCATAGCTGCGCAGCAGCTACGCACTTACGTATGTACAACTCTCTCTATGCACCATTTTGGTGCATGCCCGCGTTTACCTCCCGACCCCCGCTTTCAAAGCGCGGGGTCGGCCAGAATTTTCCCTTTCCCTTCAATAACTTATATAATATATCTATATCTACTATCTACTACTACTACTACTGGGAAACTTTTTACTGTCTGTCGAAACTTCTCCCTTTACATTGCGCTTTATTTTTTGCGGCGCGCGTGCGCAGACCATTTTTGTTTCGGCTAGTATGCTCTGGCGGGGCAGTAGGTACGCCAGTTTTTCCCAAGCCGTTGATTTTGAAGGAACTTTTCTAGCCAATGCAGGCAGTTTTGTGAAGTTTTTTTTGTGTAATCGCGGAATCATCACCCATCTTGCTATACCTAGAATTGGATACATTATTGTCCCAAATGATACACACCACCACGAAAGGGCAAAAAATGGCCGGTAGACGTTGCGTGCGCTGCGGCGAGTCCAAGGCGCCTCGGTTTTTTCGCATCCCCTCGCTCGGCGAGCGCGAGTCCAAGCACGTATATTCAAATCTTTGTCAGTCCTGTCACCCCCGAGGCGCCTACCGTCCGAAGGGAAAGCAGTCTGCAGCCGTGCTGCGAGAGTTTGCAAAAGTTGGACTCGCTCCCGTCGAGCAGGTCGAGCGCATTATCAAAGCGAGACTTTCCACCCGAGGCGCCGGCCCTCAAGCGCGGGCCGCGCAGCGTTGGTTGGCGCCTGTGTACCATTTCCGCCGCGATCGGAAGGCGCAGAAGGAGCGCCGCCGCGTTATCGAGGACCGTGCGTTGCTGGCTTTGCTGCTTCGTTATGACACGCTGATGGCGCATCTCATCGAGCACACGCAAGGCATTGCGCGCACTGCCACTACTTTCCCGCCCACCCTCCCATACCCCGACGCCTACGAGCACTTGCTCACAAGCGCACCACTGTTACGAAAGGAGATACTTGCACTTCAGATAGACTTCGACATATACTGCACAACACACCAACCCCCCATGTGGCGCACCTACCCGATACTTCTGCGCAGCACGCTGCGCCCAACAACACACGCGCCAGACTAACCCACCCCTGCCCCGCAAGGGGCGCCAACAGCCGGGACAAGTGTCCCGGCTCACTTCACTTCACCAAGGAGTCTCACCATGACGACCAAGTTCCTCAACGAGATCGCCGTTGCCACCGCCAGCGAAGTCAAGACGTTGGAGCACAGCATCAAGCGTGCCAAGGCGTTGCGCGACGCGTTGAACACTGCGCCTGCTAAGCGGTTCCTGCAGGCGGTAGCGGACGCGTTCAACGCGCCATTCATCCCCGGCGCCTCCGGCGCCTCCGGCGCCTCCGGCATCCCCGGCATCCCCGGCGCGTACTACGACGCGCCCAGCCTGTACACGGCGCACTACAGCGACACGCTGCTCATGCGTATCCGTGCCTACAAGCTGGAGTCCTTCAAGGATGACCCGCTGCTGCACAGCATGATCAATGCCGCCGAGCGGCTGTTGGAGGCGTACCCGCCGGTGGAGCGGCCCGACGACGTCAACCCCGAGACGTCCGACTTCAGTATCGGCAGGCCCAACCGTAAGTACCGGTATCGCTTCGCGATCCCGCTGCGCGCGCGCAGCGGCCAGCCACGGCACGTTAACGTGCAGTTCGTGATCGACGCCTATGTGTCGGAGGCGAGCGCCACGTGCCGCGTGGTCGAGAAGGAAGTCGCCGTGCCTGCAGCCACGCGCACCGAGCGCGTGATTGTGTGCGACTGAGCACAACCCCACCAACCCCACGCCGCCCTTCGGGGCGGCGCAACCCCGCAGGCTTACGCCTGCACACCCCGCAGGCTTACGCCTGCACACCCCGCAGGCTTACGCCTGCACACAGGAGTCTCACCATGACTATCGATCTCAACACCATCCTCACCAACGCTCTCAACGCCGCCATCGAGCAGGCCACGGCGCCCCTGCGCGAACGTATCGCTATGTTGGAAGCGCTGGATACGGCCAGCGCCACGCGGCTCGATGATCTGGAGCGCAAGCTCGACAACCTCACCGAGCGCGAAGACACGCACATCCGTGCCATCGCCGAGGCCGTGCTCGCTGAGCACACCGAGGAGTACGACCACGACGCGTTCCTCACGGATGAGTCGGACCTGACCGAGCAGGTCTCGAAAGTGCTGGAGACCTACGACTTCGACGACATCGTCGATGATCTTGTCGAGCCTGCGGTGCGGCGTGCGCTGCGCAGCGCCACCGTCACCATCGACCTCTAACCACCCCCCACGCCCCCTTCGGGGGGCGCATACCATGAACATAACCTTCACCGCGCACGATCTCACTTTCGAAGCTGAGATCGACTACACCCCGGGCAGCCCCGGGCGCTACAGCGGCCCGCCAGAAGACTGCTACCCTGACGATCCCAGCGAGATGGAGTTCGTTACGCTCACATGCGACGGCTGCGACGCCATGTTCATGCTCGCATCCCCGGGCCTCGCTGAGCCCTTGTACGACGCCGCAATCGAAGCCGCTGACGCGGCCTATGCCAACTACGACGATGAGGAGTGAAGAAATGAACAAGCAACGCCGCGAAATCATCAACAAAGCCATCAGCCTGCTTGAAGAGGCCAAAGACATCCTCGAAACCGCCCGTGACGAGGAGCAGGACTACTTCGACAACATGCCCGAGTCCTTGCAAGGCAGCGAACGTGGCGAACAAGCGGAAGAGGCCATCTCGAACCTAGAAGATGCCATCAACGAGATCGAGTCAGCGCGCGACAACGCTGAGAATGCAATCAACAACTGAGGAGTGACACCATGATCTACACAACCCTGAACAAAATCCGCGCCTACGCCCCATGCGCTGACGGATGGCGCAAGCTGCTGGCGCATCTCAAAAAGGCGCAGGCAGACGACGAGCCGCTGGCGCTCGCCACGATCCTCCAGTCTAACGGGCTAGACGATGCGTTGTGGTGCCTGCGTGCCGTCGATGGGCACCAGCGCGAGATGCGGATGTATGCGGTTTGGTGCGCTCGACAGGTGCAGCACCTGATGGAAGACCCACGCAGTCCTGCCGCGCTGGATGTGGCCGAGCGGCACGCCAACGGGCAGGCGACGGATGCTGAGTTGGACGCAGCGAGTGCCGCAGCGTATGCAGCGTGGGCCGCAGCGAGGGCCGCAGCGAGTGCAGCGTATGCAGCGTGGGACGCAGCGTGGGGCGCAGCGCGTGAGGCGCAGATCGCTGAGTTCGTTCGTGTGTTTTGTCAGGAGTGAAACTATGCACCCAGAATTCATGGATGAGCTGTACGAGGCCATCTTCAACGCCATCGACAAGGCCACGTTGCCTTACAGCAACGACAACGTAGAGGACGTACTGCCTGCCGTGCTGAGTGTGCTCAGCCGACTTTCGGCCAGTGTCGCGCTCGGCTTCGGCCTAGATGAGAAGCGCTTCGCGCTTGGCATGGCGTATACCTTCCGCGCGGTGCAGCAACATGAGGCAGAGATGGCCGCCCTCGACGCCATCGAGAAAGCCGCAGGCAAGCCATGACACGCCCGCTGTGGCCCTTCCCACCCTCCCCCCGCCCGGCGCCCCCGGCGCCTCCCCCGGCGCCCTCAGAGCCGCACGATTCACCCAAGCGTAGCTACACACGCAAGCACAAGCGCAGGCCCGCTACACCGAGTACGACAGAGCCTGCACTTTTTTAGGCTTCACCGCACGTAACGCTTGCCGACGGTCTCGCATGCGTGTAGTATCCACATACCGTCACGCAACCTAACCTGTATCAGGGAGCATCACCATGTCACATGAACTGACCACCCCCGCCGACGGCCGCATCGAATACGCCTACCTCCGCGCACATGGCGCAGGCTGGCACGGCCTTGGCAACCCCGTAGAGAGCGCCGTCGACGTCGACGCGTGGCTTGCTGCCTCCGGCATGGGGGCATACACCATTCAGCGGTCCAAGGTCCGCTACGCGGTGGCCCACGGGGCCACGCCCGAGTCCTTCCGCGAGATGCCGGAGAGCATCGTGCTCTTCCGCTCGGACAACAAGAAGCCGCTGGGTCTGGTGTCCGACCGCTACAAGGTCGTGCAGCCCAAGCAGATGCTGGAGTTCTTCCGCGACATCGTGAAGGTCGGCGGGCTGGAGTTGTCCGCTGCCGGCACGATCTACGACGGCAAGCGCTACTGGGCCACGGCGCGCATCGGCGAGGCGTCCCCGCTGTCGGTGCACGACAGAATCGGCGGGTTCCTGCTCATCTCGTCCTCGGCTGACGGGTCGTCCGCCACTGAGGTGCGGCGCACCTCCACGCGCGTGGTGTGTCGCAACACACTCGCCATCGCGCAAAGCGAGGGCAAGGCGCATGTCTCCATCACGCACCGCTCCGAGTTCAACCCTGAGCGCATCAAGCAGTACATGGGGCTGAACGAAGCGGCGTGGGCCGCGTTCCGTCATCAGATCGTACGGCTGGGCAACATCAACTGCTCCAACGAGCAGGCCGAGGAGACCACCGTGGCGCTGCTGGGCGGCCAGCAGGACAAGGTCCGCGCCAGTGCAGCGTTCAACAAGATCATGGACCTGTTCAACGGCGGCGGCAAAGGCAGCAAGCTCGATGGCGTGTGGGGCACCGCATGGGGCTACACCAACGCTGTCACCGAGTACGTCGACCACTGGACCCGCGCCCGTAGCGACGCCAACCGATTCGTGTCCGCACAGTGGGGCCAAGGGGCCGACCTGAAGGACCGCGCTTTCGCAGCAATGCTTGCTCTGGCAGGCTGAGCCGCGTCATCCCGGGGGCGCTCGCCCCCACTCACCACCCTAGACCAAGGAGTCTTTCATGACGATCGTCATCGAGGCCAACGTGCCCATCCCTGCAGCCAAACGCGGTGGCCGCCGCGAGTCGACGTACCCGTTCGCAGAACTGCAGCCCAACGAGTCGTTCTGGCTGCCGCAGCCCGACGGGCTGGAGACGCCCAAGTTCATGCGGCGCATGTCGTCCGCGTCCGCTGCCGCCAGCAAGCGCCACGAGGGGCGCAAGTTCGTCGTCCGCGCGCTCGACAAGGACGGCGCCCCGGGCGTGCGCATCTGGCGCACGGCCTGATCACCGGGGGGCAGTAGCCCCCCTTTTTTCGTCCGGGGCGGATGCCCCGGCACTTACCCGCAGGCGCACGCCTGCGCTACCGGAAGCTCATCATGATCAACATGTGCACCATCAAGAAACTCTGTTCCAAGCCGACCGCCGACATCGTGGCCCAGCGCCAGCTAGACGAAGCCCGCCGGCAGCTGCTGATGTACCAGTCCCAGTCCGAGTATTCGCTGTCGATGGTCCGCTTCTATGAAGCGTCTATCAAGCGCCTGACTGCCTACGTGGGGGAACAGAAATGAAGTGGTACGAACTTGAGGACGAGCAAGCCAAACAGGCTCACGCTCGCTTGTCTCTGGAGTTGCCGGTTCACTTTCATTCGCCGCTGAAGATCAATCAGCCGGTGGAAAAGGACGAGAAGCGGGATGAGTACATCCCTGCGTGGAAACGAAGGGGGGTGTGGGATGTCTGATCTCAGGAAGGCAGCGCAGCAGGCGCTGGAGGCGATGGAATACGCCGGCATGGATGTCGGCAAGTTCAACCGTGTCAATGCTGCTTGCACCGCCCTCCGCGCCGCGCTGGCGCAGGAGCAGAGTGATCTCAGGAAAGCAGCGCAAGACGTTGTGACCGTGTGGAAGATGTACGGCACCGTTAAAAGCCTGCGCGGGTGGATGGGGATTCTTGAGGCCGTGCTGGCGCAGCAGGCCGGGTCGTGGCAAGACGGACTGCTGGAAGGGCAGTTGCGCGAACGCGAGCGTTGGCTGGCGCAGGATCAGGCCGAGACGGAGCCGGCTTGCAAATGCAGCCTACGGACGCGGCTGGCCGGTGACGGCTGCGAGGTATGCAACCCAAAGTTGGCAGCGGAACTGCGGCAGCAGCCCGAGCCGGTGCAGGAGCCGGTGGCGTGGTGGAAGCGGCACGGAGACGGCTCAGTCGAACTCAATGAAGCCCGCACATTCATTGCCGAAGACGCAATCGCCACCGGAAGACGACCGCTGATCTTTGGCGACGCCGCCCCACCCCAGCGCCCGCCGCTGACGGAGGAGGAGATCGACAAGGCAGTCGCGCAAGAGCGCGACGCTCTGCTGGATCACATCTATGAGTACGGGACCCTCGCAGAGGGGGTGCTGGAACGCATCAGGAAGCTATGCCGCGCCATCGAGCGCAAAATGAGGGGAGAGTGAGATGAGCACACAACCCGAAGCACTGCGGCTGGCTGATGCGTGCGACCTCGGCTACCCGCTGGAGGAAGACGCAAGACAAGCCGCCGCCGAACTGCGCCGGTTGCACGAAGCAAACGAAGCGTTTGGCAAACGCCAGGAATGGTGGAACGAACGCATGTTCGTGCTTGAACAACAGCGTGATGCGCTGCTGGCGGCGTTGCGCCCGTTTGCCGCGGCCGACCTTACCAGCCCTACGGTGCGAGACACGTTTGGCTTTGATGTGCTGCACGCCCGCGCCGCCATCAAGATGGTGGAGGAGGGGAAATGAGTTTCATCCATGAAGGGGATTGGCGCAATACGCCCGTCAGCAAGGAGTGGCTGGTTAGCCATCATTTAGATGTTTCAGCTATCCATATCAGCAACGAGCACGCAGAGATACGGACTGAGTTACGCGCCCTGTCAGAGATCGTGCAGGCCATGCTGCTGCGGATGCCGGATGACGACCTGCGGGCGGTGGCCGAGGCCATAGGGTTTCGTGTGGCGGAGGAGGGGAAACTATGACCGACAAAGAAATGCTTGAGTACGCTGCGAAGGCGGCGGGGGTTGATTCTGACCGTCTTAAAAATCGGTACGACCATTGGGATAAAGACCACGCACCCGTGCTGGTAGGGCGAGCGTGGAACCCCCTCACGGGCGACGGCGATGCGCTGCGGCTGGCGGTGAAGTTGCGGTTACCGTTCCGCGACGGGTTGAACGGCACAGTCGAAACTGGAAACGAGCGCAGCGGCAGGCCGATATGGGAGTTGTGGGGAGACGACCCCCTCGCCGCCACCCGCCGCGCCATCGTCAGGGCTGCGGCTGAGATTGGAAGGAGCATGAAATGACCGACACCAAGACTTTCTACACCCCCGACGCCGTCATACACGTTGTCCCGCTCAACGACCTGCGCGAACACGAAGCTCGCACCGACTGTTGGTGCAAACCCGCCGAAGACGACGAGTATCCCGACATCTGGGTTCACCACTCGATGGACCAGCGCGAACAGTACGAGGAAGGAAGGGAATTGACATGACATTGCGCGGCGCAGAACAGATGGCGCAAACCCGCTACCGAGTGGTACGCGACGGCCTGTGGTACCGGGTACGCATAGGGACCAGCAATGCTTTTGCAACAGGGCGGTACCTGACAAAGCTAGGTGCAGAACAGCAAGCATGGGAACTGTGCAGGGCGTTCCTTGACGGTGCGTTTGTATCAAACCTTGACGGAGATTTCGTATCACCACCATCCACTACTGGTGCCCCATAAACCGGGCGTATGTTTCCCTAACGCTGCCTGTTGAGGCGGCACTGCAACTAAGGAGTTGGTAATGAACGACATCGAGCAAGAGATCCAAGCCAAAGGCTTGACGGCACCGCGCATCACGCCGGCCGATATCGAGGCGAACATCGCCTCGGAGCACTACTTCACCGCCGAGGATGGCGTGGGCCGTGCGAACCGGGGCCAGACCAGCGAGGGCGGAAAGAACCCTGTGGCGCTGTCACTGTTGACCTTCTGCGTCCTCGTGCTGCGCAACGGGTTCACCGTCACGGGGGAGTCGGCCTGTGCTTCGCCCGAGAACTTCGACGCCGAGATCGGTCGCAAGATCGCCCGCGGGAACGCGGTGGACAAGGTCTGGCCGCTGATGGGCTATACGCTCAAGGATCGTTTGAGCAAATGAACAACGAGAACGTCATCGCGCTTCCTGCGAGTACGGCGTTCTCACCAGAGCAGGCATTGCTGTCTGCTCTGGAGTTCACTCGCAAAGACAATCTGACCGACGTCATGGTCATTGGCTACGACGCCGATGGAGTGCTAATCATACGCAGCAGCCGGCTTAGCCGCGCCGACGCGCTGTTCATGCTTGAGAAGGCAAAACAATGGGTGCTGACATGACCACCAACTCTGACCGCAACCTGCACACCTGCAGCTACCACTGCACCCGACCCGAGTGCATCCTCGCCCAGCGCAATGAGTTGCGCGACAGGATCGCCCGTCAGAAGCCACGCATCTGGGTCTACCGCGACAACCCAGGGCTCACTACGATGCGCGAGCCTAGCAATCCTAACCTGTGGGAACCGTTGGGGAATATCGTATGAGCATGATCCGCTCCAAACAAGTCAAGATGAACGCCATCCTGACGATCCGCGTCGTCAAGCTGCTTTTCTATAACGAGATGACCGCGCACGATATCGCGGAGGAAACGGGGTTGCACCTTGTAACCGTCAGTCGATACGTGCGCGAGATGCACAAGCAGAAGATGGCGCACATCATCGGATGGGAAAAAGACGTCAAGGGGCGAGACGCCACTGCTGTGTGGAAGTTTGGCTATGGGCGCGACAAGCCCCGCGCAAAAACCCCGGCAGCCGAGCGCCAGCGCACCTACAAGCAGCGGTTGGCGCAGAAAGAAATGATTCAACGGATGGCGGGGGCCATCAGCACAGAGCGACTACGAGAGGCAGCATGACTAAAGACACAAGCGGGACGGCGTTTCCGGTCATCATTGATCTCGGCCAAAGCGTCGAATACTCCAAGGGCATGACCCTGCGCGATTACTTCGCCGCTGCTGCTTTGCAGGGGCTGCTGGCATGCCCGGTGCAGCCGCAATCGGGGCCAGATATGTACGCCCGCGATGCCTACACATTGGCCGACGCCATGCTGAAAGCGAGGGAAGCGTGAGCGTCTGCATCAAGTGCAACGCATGGAAAACCAAAGTCCTCCAAACCCGCAAGCTGTTCGACGACGGCTGGACGTTTCGAGAGCGCAAGTGCGACCTGTGCGGGCACCGATGGGATACCGTTGAAGTGCCGGCCGAAGACATCAGAACCCCCGGCGCCCCGGGTTCGCACGAAGATTCCGATGACTAGGGGTGCGCATCTCCCCCGCGCGGGCTATACTGCATGCCACGCGCCCGCAGAGAAAACGTCGGTGTACGGCGCACGACGCTTGCTCGTAAAGAAAATCCGCGCCGCCATAGCGAACGTAAGCAAAAGCCTCGTCATGACTAAAGCTAGTTGGATTCCCGGAATGAAAGACGAACCCATCGGCGCCGTGGACGCACCGCCTAGTGCGCTCGCAGTGCAGGTTGACGGCAGTCACTACAAAGAAATGCCTATTCAGCCCGTGGAGTTTATCTACAGGAATAATATCGGCTATATGGAGGGTAACGTAATCAAGTACGTTTCCCGCTGGCGCAGCAAGGGCGGCATCGCCGATCTGCACAAGGCGAAGCATTACATCGATTTGCTTATCGAGATGGAGGCCGGACCCCTGAACCAGTAGGCGTGGTGAGCCGGTCAGACTGGGCCTCGCAGATGTGAAGGTCTGGCCGGGCGTAAGGTTGCCTATCGTTGTACGGCCTTACGCCACCCCTCTACCGCGAACCCCGGGGGCGCGGAATCTGCGTTTCCCCCGGACCAATACTCAAGAATATGGCCTCGACTCCAGAAGCGAAAGTCAAGGGCAAGGTACGCGCACTGCTAAAGCAGCACGGCGCGTACTATGTCATGCCCATCGGCACAGGGTTTGGCGTGAGTGGTGTGTTGGACTTTCAAATATGCCACCACGGGCGCTTCATTGCAGTGGAGGCCAAAGCCGGGCGCGGCAAGACGACCGCGCTGCAGGAAGCGGCTATTCAGAAAGTACGCGCGGCCGGAGGCATAGCGCTTGTAGTCAACGAGAACAATTTACACGAACTAGAGGAGGTGCTGATTGCCATCCGACGAGACTATGAAGAGCGATGTGCAGGCGCTGGCGAGGGCGTACCACCAGCTACGGGACGACCCCGAAGCGCTGGCGGCGCTGAGCAGCGCACTGCGGGCGGTGATAGCCGCATTCAAGACGCAGCAACCGGGAGTGATAGTAACGGGAGACGTCGAGACCGGGCTGGTATCGGTCTACCCGCTGCACGAGACGACCTTTTTTCATGTGACCACGATGCTGAGCATGGTGACTAACGCCTACACGCAAGCGCAGCAAGAGATACGTAACAACACTCAACACTAGAGAGGTGCTAAATGCCCACGCCTTACAAACAAATTCTTGCACTCGACTTTGAGACAAAGTGGGATAGCAAGTCATACACACTTAGCAAGATGACTAACGAGGAGTACATCCGTGACCGCCGCTTCGGCGTGTGGGGCGCGGCGCTGCACATCGTTGGCAGTCCGGACACGCCCCGCTGGGTGGGGTACACGCACCTGAAGCGCGTGTTCAACGATATCGACTGGAGCACCACGGCGGTGCTGGCGCACAACGCCCAGTTCGACGTAAGCATTCTGTCGTGGGTGTATGGGCACCAGCCGTGCTTCATCTTCGACACGCTGTCGATGGCGCGTGCGCTGCGCGGCATCGAGGTGGGCAACAGCTTGGCAAAGCTGGCCGACGAGTTCGGCCTGCCGCCCAAAGGGCAGGCCGTGCACAGCACTGACGGGATGATGGGCACGCTCTCGCTGGAGGTCGAGAAGGAGCTTGCGGAGTATTGCAAGCACGACGTCTTCCTGTGCGAGGAGATCTTCAAACGGCTCAGCGATGGCTACCCGGTGCGCGAGCTTCGCGTCATCGACATGACCCTGCGCATGTACACGCGCCCGCTGCTGCGGCTCGACGATGAGATGCTGCAGCACGCACTCACCGAGGAGCGCGAGGAGCGCGAAGCGCTGCTGAGCATGCTCGGCGTGCCCGAGACGGCGCTGGCTTCCGATCAACAGTTTGCCGAGGTGCTGCGGATGATGGGTGTGGAGCCGCCTACCAAACCCAAGCGCCCCACCAAGAAGACGCCCAACCCGGTCGGGCGCACGTTCGCCTTCGCCAAGAACGACGCGATGTTCCAAGCCATGCTGCATGGCGAGAATGCCGACGTCGCGCTGCTGTGCGAAACACGCCTGCGGGTCAAGAGCACAACCGAGCGCACCCGCGCGCAGCGCTTCCTTGAGATCGCCAACCGAGGCACGCTGCCGTTCCCTGTGGCCTACTACGGCGCCAAAACCGGGCGCTTTTCTGCAGCAAAAGGTGCAGCCATTAACATGCAGAACCTAAAGCGCGGGTCGTTCTTGCGCAAGGCGATCATGGCGCCGCCAGAACACGTGCTGGTGGTGGGCGACCTGTCACAGATCGAACCACGAGTGTTGGCATGGCAGGCTGACTACGAAGAAATGCTCGACATCTTTAGGTCTAAGAAAGACCCCTATGCAATGTTCGGTGCGCAGATGTTTGGCATACCGGGGCTGACCAAAGACAGCCATCCATCGCTTCGTCAGTCAGCGAAGTCGGCTTTGCTTGGGTGCTTTGGGGCGGACACCCCAGTGTTGACAAAGCGCGGGTGGGTGCCTATAGTGCAGGTGCAGGCTACGGATACGGTCTGGGATGGAAAGGAGTGGGTATGTCATCAAGGGGTAGTGCCGCAGGGCGAGAAGGAAGTACTGACAGCGTTGGGGATCAGCGCAACTTCGGACCACGAAATTCTGACGGAACATGGATGGGCGGCGTGGAGCGAGGTCCTAGCAAACCGTTCCCTTTTGACGTCGGCGCTGTCATCGGCGAACTTACCTGTACAGGCTGGGGTAAACGCAACGGCGCGTATCACCCAACCATGCGGTGCTCTTGCGGTTGGGAAGGCTTCGTTGATCGCCAGAACGTACTGGCCGGAAGGAGCACCCGCTGCCGAAGCTGTGCTTACGCCAAAGCAATCGAAACACGCCATACCGCGTTGGGGTACACCGTCG